AATTTAAAGGTATCACCACCAGAGTTTTTAAAATTATGCACAGCTTCAAGAAGTTCTTTTTTGAAACTTGTGGTTAATGTAGAGCTTATAGCCATATCAAATTCCTCTAATAATTTTTGCTAATTCTTCCTCTCCACCACCTATTAGATCTTGTATTAGAGAGGCTTTATAAGATTTTAACGCATTTTTTATATAAATCAAACACACCTGATATATGGCATCTTTGTAAGCTTTGGCTTGTTCTTTGATGTGTGGCTCATTGTCTTCGGAGTAACTTACAATTTTTTCTGTAAGTCTTTCAGCCCAAAATTCAGGGGGATGGCCGCCAAAATTTGAAGTTTTAGCTTCAATAATACCTAATTCTGGCATCCCAGCAGGTGTGATCTTATCTACCATTTTTTAGGTTCTGGAGGTTTCAAATGACTATCGTTACGATCAATTAGCGTTGGTTCTTGTGATTTTTTAACAATATCAAGATTATCAATGCGTTCAAGCTTTATACCTTTCTCGTCTACTAAAATGATATATGGATTTTTAAGTCTATGATAACCATAAAGTTTTTGTTCTGCTGGTACATCTGTGTCTAACAAACTTGATGTATGAGCTACTTCTACTTGCATACCAGCTGATATACATTTGCTTAGCCAAAACTCAACGCATCCACGTCCTGCTTCTGCAAAGTGCAAATTACCTTTATAAGAAAAATCAATACCAAAAAGTTTGAGATTTGCAACTTCATTCCAAAATGCAAAAGCTATAGCATAGGCCACTGTGTTGTTTAGGTAATGACAATTTGAATACTGGACTACTTCTTCAAGTGGATATTCTACTAATCCAGGGCATCTTTCATCCAACTCACAAGTGTATATAGGACCCTCATGCTCTAGAAGCATTTCTTTCATACTTTCTGTCTGGCCACCAGCGTCTTCCGTATCTAGAAAGCGTGATGCAGGGTCCATCATAAATACTCTATCGTGATATATTACTGATGCTACTCCATTTATAGCCCATACTTCATCGAAATGTACGCCATGTGATTTTGCTAAATTATAATCAAACCAACTTTTACCCATACCAACGATGGCAACTGTTTTGCCTTTAAGGCTTTCTGTATTACTCATTTTTATTTTATGATACCGATGACCTCAAAGAATCGTAACGGTATTCATCTCTTCTCCCCCTAGCTTCTGCAAGGTTTTTCAACCTTGATATTTCCATCATAAAGCGTTGCTCATATTGTTGTTGCATATCGCTTTCCCCCTTTAAAAATATATTTGCCTCTACCAAACACCCATATAGCAAAGCATTTCTTGCATTATTTGACAACCATGTGCCTGTAGTATCTGTAACTAATGAATTTGGTTTAAAAAGATAGTGTAACTCAACGCTATAATTAGAATCTGGTACAGGGCTTACTATCAATGTAGAGCCATTATTAGACGCTGTAGAGAGTTCTTTATCAAAATCAGCGTAATACTTAGGCAAATCCCTTAGCGTTGAATCTGTGGGATCTACGCTGTATTCACGCATAAAAGAAGGATGTTTCTTATCTAGATAGTGATAATCGCCATTACCATCAATAACTGCAAGCGAAAAACTCATTTGAAAATCTGTTGGTGCTGTTAAATATGTGTTTCCAGCAGTAAGAGATCCTGTTACATTCTTTCTAAAAAAATCAAACTGTATAAGTTCAAATATGCGTTCTTCAGCGTTTTTTATAAAGTCATCTAAGCTGTTTACAAACGTGGTTTCTTCGTTTTCAACATAGTTTTGTATTAATGTCTTGAGTTCAGCTAATGTCATGTGATAACTATTGTAACCTCACCTACACCACCTGTCATCTCAGACACAGTAAAGTTTGTAGGTAAAGTTGATGGATTCATGTAGTCTGGTCTGAAAATATTTGAATTGACCACAACAACAAATCCTTCACCCTCTTCTGCATCATTATTAGGCCGTGGTTTGTATAAAGCTTCGGGATCTGCAGTGGCTGTTAATGGCTCTAATTGTGGGTGTTTTGGTTCGTAGCACTGGGGGCAAACTTTTGCGCCATTCCACTCCTCTCTAAGTTCGTGTAGTTTATATTCAAACGAACACCTATCACATAAACCTTTAGCAAACTTTCCTAGAGCGTATGCCATCAGTTCATCCTTATATCAGGTCTTACTCTGAATGATGCTCTATCCTCATCTTGGTCTGCTGCTCTTCTGAACTCCTCTTCATACATTGCTTTAAGCTGAGGAGTAAGTTGTGGATTTTTCTTCATGGATAAATAATATGCTAAACCTGCAACAAAACAGGGATAAAACCTAAAAGGCATGTCCATTGTGTTAGTGGCCACATCTGCATCATCCATTCTTACTAATTTATTAAAAACTAATATGTCTGTGCTATTTTCTGGTGCAGGCCATACTTTTAAGGCAGGTGTAGTGAGTTTGTCAAAAAAGAATTGTGATGGTCTTGCTTTTGTTTCTTTATTCGGAATGTTTAGATATTCAGATCTACTAATTCTGTTCATGCTTATATCAGTTTGTTCTTGATTTACTGTCCTACGCACTACTACGTCTAAAACATCAATTACGTTTGCATTAAGTGAATAACTAGATGTGCCTTCTGTAACAGTTTGGGTAGCTTGCTCTATAGTCCATTGATTTAGACCCCTATTAGCCCACTCTGCTAACATAAGATTTACACTTCTGATGGCAGTTTTCAGATCATATCCTGTCCTTAATTCAGCACCACACCTCTCGTACGCCTCTTCAATAAACTCTGTTACGTTCGGTTCAAAATTTGTGCTTCCAGATAATGCCATTAATCTTTCCTATCATCTTGATTATATAGATTATCAAATGTTGTGTATGAATCCATATAACTATCGTGTTTCTCTGCTGAGTGAATCCATTGACTTGGTGAAAAGTCGGGTGGCCCTTCACCAACACGCCAAAGAGCTGGGTTTGTTGCTCTAACTCTATTGTTTGGTAAAGCTACAAAATTACCAGTATATTCACCAGCGTCTGTCAAATATAACACATGTGACTGTTTATGTTGAGCAGAATCGTCTGCAATACTATTTTCTGTGTAATCTACAGTAAACATATAGGTGCCTGTATAGAACTCTCCTCCTATTTTACATATCCAAGGAGAAGAGCTAACTCTATCTAATACCACTACTGAATGGTGATGACTTAAGCAATCCCAAGGTTGTGCTAAATGATCTTCCATCGGTGTAGGCCACTCATCTACTGGTACATCAGCTATAAGTGCTTGTATTGGCATCCGTGCCCACATAGCACCACCATGTACATTTTCATCTGGATGATCTTCTAAATCTGTCTCACAGCCAGTAAAAACAACTTGAAAAGACAAAGATCTATCTGGAATGGTGTTAACTGCAAAAGCTAAAGCATGCAAATATTCACCGTGATATTTTTGATGGTTTGCTGTAAATTCTTTACGCACCCAACATTTGAACTGTGGTATGTTCGATATTAAATAAGACAAAATAACCCCCTAGTCTTGTTTTTTAAACTTTTCCGCCCTTTGACATATATTTACTGGCTTTACCGCCTCTAGCCATATACTTTGAGGCTTTTCCACCCTTAGCCATATATTTAGACGCCTTGCCACCTTTTGCCATATATTTAGATGCTTTTCCGCCTTTTGCCATGTATTTGGATGCCTTACCGCCTTTTGCCATGTATTTAGAGGCCTTACCACCTTTAGCCATGTATTTACTGACTTTGCCGCCCATAGCATATCCTTTTGTTCTTCTATACATAATTAATCCTTTTTCTTTGGTCTGCCTTTCTTAGCAGGTGTTTTCTTTGCAGCAGCCTTTTTTTTAGGCTTCACTTGATTGCCAGAAGAATCTAAATAAATACGATCTTCGACAACGGGCTGATCTGGTCTGACTTTTGCATCAAGTCTTGCTTGTAATTTTGGATCTACACTAGATTTTTTCTTTGGCATATATTCTCCTAACTTATTGTAGTAACCTTTCTTTTTGGTTCCATCACGGCTCCACAACCTCTTGCTATGAAACCACCTTTTTTCATTTTAACACGGTTTTGTTTTTTCATGGCTTTTTCAATTGC